TCTTAATCCTAGTAGTGTTGTGCAACCCTAATATTGGGCGTAGCCTTAAGTTTTTCGACATGCTCTGCATTTATGAACAGTTCATGGCGGGCCGCTGTAGCGGTTGCCACTATTCGATCTCAAAACTCCTGAATGGAGTCGTAGGACGAAAGTCATGTTTGTATTTGTATCACCTCGGATTATCTTTTGTGCCAAACCCTCGCTGGGGCATTTCACGAACGTGTTATTGATTATAGCCCGGTTTTTACACCCAATCCAAATCGTCGTTTTATAGCAGATTTACACCTGCTTGTTGTTTAGCGTAACCTATCCCTATGATTAATCCTCACTGTGAGCACTGCGTTCTTCATCAGACGATCTTGGTTACATGTGGACCGATGCGGTAGTACCGATAACGTCCGGTTAAGTGTTCACCTGCGGTTTTACGCGGATTATGTGAATAACTGACTGTATAAACACCTCTGTATTTAGCGCTTTAGCACAAGGGGAAATTGTGTCTTCTGATGTCGATTGAAGTGAACCATCTTTTGCGTGAGTACATGCTTTAGAATGGAGCTTCATGTCAGGCACGATCAAACTCTCATGGCATTTTCACTCTCATCTGTCTCTGTCTCAAAAACAAACGAAAAATTGTCCATGCCCAGCTTGTCCTCCGATCAATCTGACTCTAGCCCACAGCTTCATGAGTTTCCCATTGACGAAGAAGTTCCTGATGCGCACCCTATGATGTTCCGCAATCCACTTCTTGAATGCGGATTTAAATCTACCCCTACCTCGGCGCGACTTATTTCTGGACTTGATTCCACTGAATTTGTTGCGCTTCCTATCCTTTACGAACGATTTTCTCAGTTCGTAGACATGTTCACCACTGGATATTCGATTCCCGAAGGTGAAAAGGTGTGTTGTTTCTTTGGAATCATCACATGGTCTTATCCTATTGCCGACTTCCATGCCTACCGTAATCATATGGTTCAAGCGTACGAGAAGATTGGCAAACCTGCGAATGATGCGAAGTGGGAATATCTTCACCGTCAAAAGACGATGAATTTCTGCTTTTTTGCGAGTCTTATTGATTATTATGACTCTTCAAATATCGTCCTCAAAGCCGCACAACGAAAATGGTTCAAGCTTTTGAATCCCGTCGTGGCGCTGTCAGTTCGTTTGCCCGACGTGGCTTCTCTCTCTGTAGACCAGTACACTTTGCAAATGCGGACTTTGTATCGCAGTCGTTTTTACAATCACCTCTTTCAAACTCACTTTAGTGAGTTCGATATTCCCGGTTCCACTTCTTTTTTCGAGACTCAAATGTTTCGGAATATTTTTGGTGCCGTTGAAGCCGCCTCCCTTCTTAACAACCAAGAAGCGTTGGCAGAACACCTAAATGGTGCTTTCGAAGGAGTTCCCCTCCTTTCTCTGGCCAATAAAGTTTCTGCGATGTTCAACGTTGCTATAGAGAAGGTTTCTGCACTTTTCAAATGGTGCTCTGAAAACTGGCGACTTTGGGTGACCCCCCTTTACATTGTCTTAAAACATTACGCGGCACTTTTTAAATCTGAAGCCTACCGTGTTATTGTTTCAATGTTGTCCATCTTCATTTCAAAAGAAGATTTGAATGAAGAAAATGAATCTGTCACTTCTGAAGCTCCTGCTTTAAGTGAAATGTCTTTCGGTTCAGAATTTAATCCTGATCTCCCTGGTGGTTTTACTACCCAAGGAAATTTTGCTCCTGAGATCTTCCTTAAGCTTGCCCAATTTTGGGGAGCTTTTGGTTTCACTCTTGACCCTTCCCGTTTCAAAATGAAAGGGTTTACTGGAGCCATAAAGGATTCTGAAACGTTTTTAGCTTGGATTTTCGATTTCTTGTATAATATTTTTGGTTCTCTTGTTCCTTCTTTTGTTATCCGTGCTTTTCGTGGCGGTTCTGACATTGAGATTCGTGCATGGTTCAATGATGTTGATGAGATTTTCCGTAGTGACGCAAAGCATGAACTTGCTCTTGATGTCCATACCGTTCAAACGGTTCGCAAACGTCTTGAAGAAGGTCGTACTTTTATGACCCAATGTTCGAAGAAGGGTTTTCAAACCCTCTCTCCTCTCATTTCTTCATCTGTGCGAAAGCTTGAAGATCTCGATCGTTCTCTTAGTTCCAGAATTTCCATTGCTTCTCTCACACGCCCTCGTCCAGTTGTTTTAATGCTCTCGGGTCCTTCTGGTCACGGCAAATCAAATTTGTTGTTGTACCTTGCAAAGATTTTAGCTGCTGATTCTGTTTCACATACTCCGTATGATGCTGGAAGGCGGATGAATGCCTATGAGTGTAATCCCCGCAATGAAATTTTCATTTCTGGTTCTGATAAGTTTTACGATGGCCTTACGTCGTATCAGACAGTCGGGATCTTTGATGATTTCGATCAACGCCGGCCCAATGCTGGTGATGAAACATCTCTTGGCGCGGAATTCGTACGTAGCAACAATGAAGCTTCGTATGCGCCTCGTATGGCGAATATTTCCGATAAGAACAACGTCTTTTTGCGTTTCAATTATGCGCTGTATTCAACAAACAGTAATCATTTTTATGATCCTGGTATGCAGTGTGTTGCTGCCGCTGAACGTCGTATTGATTTCAATGTTGAAGTTGTTCGTAAGGGCCATAGTGATGCTCCTAAGCTCACTCTTGAGGAAATTTCAACTCTTGAATTTAATCTTGAAGCTTATGAGTTGTATCTCCTTGAGAAACCTGCGGATGAACAAACATTCAACCCAAACTCTCAATGGCGTCGTACTGGACAAGTTCTTACTGTTCCTGATCTTTTCCAACTCATGACTGAAAAATACACGTCTAATTTGATGTATTTCCAATCGACCAATAAGACTCCTTCGTCTGAGCTTTCTCGTGTTCGTCAGCTTCTCGCTGATAAGGAGAAAACTATCAAGGAAGACCAAGAGTATTTCTTATGGCGTAATTCTGCTGTGAAACGCCTTTGGATGAATGGTCAACTTGATGACGAAGAAAATTTCCAAGATTGTCTCATGCGAATGCAAAGCAAACTTCGTGAGTGCGACAAAGATGGAGACTTCATGAGAAAGCAAGTAGTTGAACTTGACTGCATGGCTCAATGTGATGCGCGTGGTTCCACGCCTACTCCATCTGAGCTTCATGAACGTTCGCGCTCTCCAAAACTTTCTGAGATTCCTGAAAGGGTTTGTTTTGCGAGTTCCTCTACCTTTGAAACACAAGGTGGGAAGAAACCTGAGCTTTTGAAGCTTATTAAGGTTGCTCGCCATACAACACTCCGTCAGACTTATGAGTTTTTCACAACAGGAAAGACCGTACTCCCTCTTGAAGAGTTCCTTGAACGTTTCCCTGGCTTTGTCGACATGAATTCAGTTGAATTCTATCATGAATTACTCCTTCTCCCTGAAGCTGCTTACATGTGTTCGATCACTCCAAGTGTCGAATTAACTAAGTGGGATCAGCTTCGTGACACTTTCTTCACCACCCTTGATAAAGTTTATCAGAAGATGAAACATTCATTTGATATCTTTGTTGACTTCTTCCGTGAACACAAGTACTTCATTATTGGAGCTTCTGTTTTGAGTGTTGCTATTGGTGCCTGGTTTGGAAAAGATTTTCTTGCGACTGTATTCCAGTCTAATCCTGACCTCATCAATGATCCTATGAAGATTCAAATGCCTGCCACTTTTGACGAACACGGCGTCATGATTTGTCCTGTTTGTCACAAGGTTCGTTGTGAGCATCCTTGGCGGAGTTACCAAATTACTCCGCTTCGCCCCGGTGTTGTTAATGAATATGTCCACGCTAAAGGTGACATAAACCTACGCGTGCACGATCGGACTGGAAAAGTTGCAGATGACTTAGCGTATGCGAGTTATGTTGCCAATGAATACGCCGCACGTAACCATGAAGAAATTATTGGTTGTGCAGATATTCCAACTACTCACAATGAAGATTTGAAATACGCGAATCATATGGCCTTGGATTATG